AGGAATTACATACTCTATAACTGTTGGCGGTGGCGGAGCGTCACATAATGGGGGAAGTAATACAAATGGAAGTCCTGGCGCTTCTTCCACTATATCTGGATCAGGGATATCGGCTATTACAGCACTAGGCGGTGGATACGGAGCATCATATGACCAATTAGGTGGAAGTGGCGGATCTGGAGGTGGTTCTGGTGGTGCTTACGGAGGCACATCTTTGGCAGCAGGTTCTGGAACATCTGGTCAAGGCAACAATGGTGGTTCTGGTGGAGTACTTGTAAACACATCTGGTGGAGGCGGCGGAGGCGCTGGATATAATGGTTGGGCAGGTAGTGGAAATTACAATGACAGTGGCAACCAAAGCACAGGCGGCCGTGGTGGAATTGGAAAACCTAGTGCAATAACTGGATCTGCTGTTTATTATGCAGGTGGTGGCGGAGGATCAACAACAAGTGGTGGAAACACAAATAGACAACCTGGGGGGTTAGGCGGTGGAGGTCTGGGTGGCAATTATGTTACTACTGGTAATTCTGGTGATGCAAATACAGGTGGTGGTGCTGGTGGATATGGAACAGACGCTAATAATGGATCAAGAGCTGGTGGTTCTGGAGTCGTAATACTTAGGTCTTTGTCTATAGCATCTTCAACATCTGGGTCACCTCAAGTAATAACAGATGGGGATTATACTGTTTACAGATTTACTGGAGACGGTTCAGTAACATACTAAGGGGATATAATGGCACACTTTGCAAAACTAGATGAAAACAATAACGTACTTGCAATACATGTTGTAAGTAATGATGTTATTAATATAGATGGTATTGAGTCAGAGCAGTCTGGTATCGATTTCTTAACTCAATTACACGGGCATCCTTATTGGAAACAAACTTCATATAATGGAAATTTTAGAGGTCAATACGCTTCTCCTGGATTTATATACAATTCAGATTTAGATATATTTGAAAATAATAATCAGTAGTATAATAATATTATGAGTTATCAACTGAAGGTAATTAAAGATTATCCGATTGGCTTTTGGCCGTTGGATGAGTCTTCGGGTTCTACTGCTGCCGATTCATCGGGGTGCGGTAATAATGCCACATATGTAGGATCTCCTGCATCAAATATATTACCATTAGTTTCTGGCGGGGTATCGGGAACAAAGATTACAAATACAGCATATATAACCGTACCAGTTACAAAAGATTATTATGGGGCAACAGTAGGAGCAGGATTTGCAACTGCATATACTTCAGACAATGACTTTACTCTAGAGGCGTGGGTTAGTCCATCAATTCAAACTGTAAATCAAACTACTATCTTTGCTGATTCCGCTGACAACATAGGACTGTTCTGGGAAAAAGGAGATGTTGTATTTAAAGTATCTTCTACGGAACAAATTAGGTGGGCAGTAAGTTATTCTAAAAAAGCATTTCATTTAGTAGGAATATACTCAGTTGACTCTATTAAGTTATTTATAGATGGTAGACAGGTAGCAATTAAAACAATTGATAATAATTTTAAATTCACAAACGCTTCCCTAGACTTACAAATTGGACCAACCTCAAATGCATCCGATTATTTTATTGTAGATGCTCCAGCCGTATATAGATATGGGCTAACAGGGGCTAAGATTGCAGAACATTTTACCGATGGCAATTACTACGTACAACCAGTTCATGTAGCCCAACCAGATGGCGGCAAAGTATTTTCTTGCTCAGACATTAACAACCGAGTAGACTTTGATTACATATATGGGGTATCTAAGCCATGGGATGAATTAACAGATTCTAATACTTACTATGATGAAGCAGGTCAGTATGTATCTTTTATTCCCACCGAATCTGCTACAGCAAAAACATCTATCATCCAAGACTTTTTATTTATTCCAACAGCAAGCGGATTTACAAATTCAAAAATTGAGTGGCGTAACGATTTAGGAATTGTAGTAGAAACAAGTGTGGACGGAACCAATTATCTAACTTGTGAAAATGGAGACTCTATACCTCAATATACAAAGGGATCATTTAATTCAAGCGGCGTCCTATATATCAAAATTACAATGTCTACCACAAATGCTAGCAAGTTCCTCCCAAGACTTTCATATTTCTCAATTAGATTCTACAGAGAATCTTTGATATATGCAGATAACTCAAATAGTTATATTGGATCTAATAGTCAATTTATGGTGGGATCATTAAATTACTCCCCATTAATTAGACATTATAATAATGGAATAAGAGCTAAATCAGGATATGGATTTGATTCTAATACTGGATTAAACATAAGTACTGTAGAAATGTTTTTTACTCCTAAAACAAATGGAGCAAACACTTTATTCTATCATGCAGCATCAGGCACTAAGTATGCCTGGAATGCCTCTCAAACGGTCTCTAAGGCCTCTATAAGCGCTTTATACGTCAATGGGGTAGATAAGACATCCCAGACAAATGTAAACAATTTCCTGGTCGTAGGAGAGCCTCATCATATAGTTCTAGTATTTGCATCTGCAATTACAGGAGCATTTAGATTTAATTATGAGTCTTCTGGTGGTCCCGACAATTTATATAATAATATTGCTTTGTATACTAGGGCATTGGCTGAGGCAGATGTAGACAATCATTTTGATTTATATTGTGGCAGACCCTATACCTCAATCGTAGAACCAGCCATCAATGTGACAGAAGCAGCGCCAGAATACTATGATAATGACTGGGTTGTGGTACAAAGTATCTAAATTTGTCACGCCCCTTGACAAAAAGCTGGACTTAGACAGTAAGTAATGGTAAAATAAAGTTCTATGGACATTACTAAGAAGAATACAAAATTTTTAGAAGAAGAATCAACCCTGGGCATATATGTTTGGGAAATGCCAGACGGCAGATGGATTGGAGATGATGATGGCAACTTTCTTTCGGTCACGGCCAAAAAAGGAAATAGATCCCTCATCAATGCTCTGGCTCGTGAAGTTCGCTCATACGGCATATATGAAGGCGGGCCTAAGTTTCTTTCCGCTAGGCGAAAAATATCAGACGAAGAATTCGACCATCAAAAACAAAGACTTGATTGGGGACTAGTTCCAGATCCTTTGGATATTGGAAACTATAAAGACGAAATGAAAAAGTTGGGTAAACTAAGATGACAAAATTTGTAGAAGATGATGACTCTCAAGATATTGTAGTCTCAAACGTGGCGGACTGGATGAAGTTTAATACTCCAAGAGAAGAAACAAGTACCGACCTATTTAAAGTAAGCGGAGAAGAACTATCTAAAATATCAGGATTAAGTCCTGCATTTCGTCGTAAGATGAATCGTGATATACAAAAAAGATTCCAGGGTATTGATGGAGCAGAAACACAACAGAATCTATTACAGCAAGCAGTTACTGGCTATGCAATGTTTGACCTTGTTGAACCACCATATAACCTAGATTATCTATCAACTATTTATGAAATTTCCCCATATAACTATTCAGCAATTAATGCTAAGGTTTCAAACATTGTTGGCTTGGGCCATGACTTTGTTGAGACAAGAAAAACAATGGAAGCATTTGATAATATTTCAGATGAAAAATCATTAGACAGAGCACGTAGAAAATTAAATAGACTTCGCCAAGATTTATATGATTGGCTTGAGGATTGCAACGAAGAAGAAACTTTTACAGAAACACTTATTAAGGCCTACACAGATGTTGAAGCAACAGGAAATGGCTACATTGAAATTAGCAGAACCTCTGCTGGAAAGATTGGTTATATTGGGCATATCCCTGCAAAAACTATGAGAGTCCGTCGTCTTCGTGATGGGTTTATTCAATTGCTTTATGGCAAGGCTGTATTCTTCCGTAACTTTGGAGATCAAGAAACAGAGAACCCAATTGCAGGCGGGCTAGATAGACCTAACGAAATTATTCATTTAAAGAAATACACACCTACAAATAACTATTACGGAATCCCAGATATTGTAGCCTCATCAAATGCTATGGCAGGAAATGAATTTGCTGGAAAGTATAACCTTGACTACTTTGAGAATAAGGCGGTTCCAAGATATATTATTACAGTAAAGGGAGCAAAGCTTTCTACAGAATCAGAGCGTAAATTACTTGAGTTTTTCCAAGTTGGACTAAGAGGCAAGAATCACAGATCTTTGTATATTCCTCTTCCTCCAGATTCTCCAGACTCTAAGACTGAATTTAAGATGGAGCCAATTGAGGCAGGTACTCAGGAATCTTCATTTAACGTATATCGCAAATCTAATAGAGACGAAATCCTATTATCTCACCGTGTCCCAATTAATAAAATTGGAACTCCAGAAGGAGTAAATCTAGCGGTGGCCAGAGATGCCGATAAAACATTTAGAGAGCAAGTATGCCGTCCAGCCCAAATGAATTTAGAAAAGAAATTAAATAAAATTATTGAAGAAATGACAGATGCTTTAATTCTTAAATTTAATGAGCTAACCTTGACCGATGAAGATACTCAATCTAAAATTGATGAAAGATATTTAAGGATGCAGGTAGTGACCCCTAATGAAATTAGAATTAGAATGGGCATGGTCCCAATTGATGGTGGGGATAAAGTTGTAGAATTAAAACCACAGGCACAGGCAGAAGTAAGAGCACAGGCAGGCAAGACCAGAACTAGAGATTCTGAAAGGTCTGCAAATTCCCCCGATATTTCTGGAGAGGGAAGAAATGCTCAAGGAGATGGAAGACAAGTCGACTGACCCTGCTCAACCATTATTTGCGTTATAGTCAATAACGCTATAAAATTAAGCATATGAACATTGAAAAATCCCTATGGTCTTCAACTGGCGATCAGATAGTTTTATCGGTCCCCTTTACTAAAGTCAACCGTGAAAAGCGTACAGTCTCAGGTTTTGCAACACTAGACAACGTTGATCAAACTGGTGATGTCGTTACTATGGAAGCAAGCGTAAAAGCTTTTGAAAATTTCCGTGGAAACATTCGTGAGATGCATGGATCAAATGCAGTAGGCAAAATGATTTCTTTTAAACCAGAAACATACTACGATGCAAAGGCACAAGAATTTTATAACGGAGTATATGTTGACGCATATGTTTCTAAGGGCGCTCAGGATACTTGGGAAAAAGTTCTAGACGGAACTCTAACAGGATTTTCAATTGGCGGAAAGATTATTGAATCAGACAACGAAGTTAATAAAGCAACTGGTAAGACTACAAGATTCATCAAAGATTATTCATTGATGGAACTTTCAATTGTCGACTCTCCAGCAAACGAGCTATGCAACATTCTTTCTATCTCTAAGATGAACGGCGAACTAATATTTAAAGGAATAGCAACTGAAGTAAAAGCAGAAAACATTTTTTATTGTGCAGACTCAGACTCAGTATTTATTTCAACAGAATCATCATATGATTCCCCAGTTACAGGAAAGCCTGCAACACTAATTGGATGGGTAGAGTCAAACGATGTTAACAAAGCAAAAGAAATAAACAAGATTCTTGATTTACATAAAAAATCAAGATTGTCCACGCCTGAAACACAAATTGCAAAACAGGCAGACATAGAAGGAGGTAATGAAGTGTCAGAAAACACAGAAAACACAGCAGTCGAAGAGACTGTAGTAGCAGACGCACCAGTTGTTGCTGAAGAAGCACCAGCAGTTGTAGAAGCACCAGTAGAAGACGCTCCTGCCGAAACTCTAGAAAAAGCAGCCGATGTATCAGAAGTTATGGTTGATGAACCTGATTTTGCTAAAATGCTTGGCGACCTTAAGGGATTTTTCTCAGAGACATTGAATAAGGCTTCAGAAGCAAATGCAGTACAGGTTTCAACAATTAAAGATACAGTTGAAACGTTCAGCAAGAGCGTAGATAGCCGAATTTCAGAGTTGGCAGAACAACACACAGCACTTTCAACAGCAGTTGAAAGCATCAAGAACACAATTGATGGTGTACAAAAGCGTGTCGATGCAGTAGAATCAGAGACTGCAATTAAGAAGTCCTCGGACCTTGGCGGGTCTCAGGAAGTAATGATCAAAAAATCAAAGTGGAACGGTTCTTTCCTTGGTTCCGTGAACGAAATTTTTAACTAAAAAAAGGTAGGTGAAAATATAAAATGAGTAATGAAAACTTAGAAAAGGCTATCGCTGCAGGTACAACTGCAACAGGTACCTTTGCAGGAGTTACAGGCGCAGCCAACACAAGCATCCACACAGCTGGATCATCTGGCAACGCAGGTCTCCTAAACGCAGAACAATCAGCTCGCTTCCTGGACTACATGTTCGACGCTACCGTTATCGGTAAGGTCGCCCGTACAGTTCGTATGAAGTCAGACACATCTGAGATTGATCGTATGGCCGTTGGTGAGAAGCTTATGAAGCTTGCAACCGAAGGTGATAACGACGCTTCAAACAGCGCAGTAACTTTCTCAAAAATCTCTTTGACAACAAAGAAACTCCGCATGGACTGGGAGCTTTCAACAGAGTCTCTAGAAGATAATATCGAAGGTGCAGATCTTGAAGATCATATTGCACGTTTGATGGCAACACAGGCAGGTAACGACATTGAAGATGTAATTCTAAATGGCGATACATCCCTAACAGGCGATGCACTATACAAGTCATTTAATGGCGTTGTAAAGCTAGCAAAGACTTCAGCACACGTAGTAGAAGCTGGTGGCTCAGGCGTAAGCCGTGAGTTGTTTAACAAAGCACTCAAAGCAATGCCACGTAAGTACAAGCAACGTCGTGCAGATCTTCGCTTCCTAGCAGGATCAAACCTGATTCAAGATTTCCTATATGCTAACAGCATTGGAACAAATCAGACAATTCCACAGGATATCGCATCAAGCTTAATCCGTGGAGCAACACCAGCTCTAGGTGGACCAGCAGGATATGTGGCACC